GCCGACAGCGTGATCATGGCAGTCAGCGGCGCCACCAACATCGCGTACATCCAAGGTACTGCGGCCGGCAAGATCAACGTCGTCGCGCTGGAGAACATGTAATGTCGGACCTTCACACGAAGATCCACATGGACGGCGACAAGATGCACATCGAGAACGTGCAGGACGCCACCCCCTATTTGGAACGTGCGAAGGCTCTGCACAAAGAGGGCATCCACGGCTCGGCCGATTTCAAGCACGCCGCTGAGATCCCGATGATCGCCGTTCAGACGTACCTGAACACGCACGGCATCGCGTTCAGCGAATTCATGTCGAACCCGGTTCACATGAAGACGATGCTGAATGATCCCGATCTGAAGCACACCCGCATCTGGGCTGGAAGGGTCTAAGCCGTGGCGCTCGCGAACTACACCGATCTGCTGGCCTCGGTCGCGTCTTGGATGAACCGCACGGACCTGACGGCGGTTATTCCCGACTTCGTGGCCATCGCCGAAGGCCGCATCGCCAACGATCTGCGCATCCGCCAGCAAATCACGTCCAGCACTCTGACGACCGTAGCAGGGACGCAGACCGTCACGCTGCCGACCGACTATCTCGAATTTGAGAACGTGGCGATCGATGGAACCCCGGAGACGCCGTGCCAGGTCGCGACCAAGGAGCACATTGACGCGAACTACCCCGCTGGCGGTGCTTCTGGCCGCCCGGTCGTGTTCACCATCGTGGGGAACAGCATCCTCTTCGGCCCGACGCCCGATGCTGTGTACACGGTCAACATCGACTATTACGGTCGTTTTGATCCGCTGTCGGTCTCGCCCAGCAATGGCCTGCTGACCTATCAGCCGAATCTCTACCTCTACGCCTGTCTGCGTGAGGCGGCTTTGTTCGTTCGGGACGATGAACGCGCCTCCCATTGGGACGCCCTTTATCTGGGCGTCGTGAAGACCCTCACGAACATCGATGACAACGCCACGCACAGCGGATCTGCCTTGCGGGTGAAGTACCAATGACGCCCATCGTTGGCTTCGCGCCCGATGCGGATCTGACCACGCCGGGCATCTTCACGGACTGCACGAACGTGGTCCCCTACGAAGCCGGGTTCAAGGGCGCGCCTACGCCAGTCGCTGCTGCTGTGGCTGCACTGGCTGCGGAGTGCCGCGGCTCGGCCGTCTGCACGCAGTTGGATGGCACGCGCCGGGTGTTTGCGGGAACTCAGACGAAGCTCTACGAACTGAGCGCAGGAGCATGGGTCGACCGCAGCGCGGGCAGCTACACCGGCTCGACAGAATCGCGATGGAGCTACTGCCAGTTCGGCAATACCACGGTCGCCACGAACCTGACCGATGCCATGCAGTCCTCGGCCTCTGGTGCGTTCGCTGCAATCGCAGGCGCACCGAAGGCCAAGGTGGTGGTTTCGGCCTCCAACAACTTCGTGATCGCCTTCAACACCAACGACGGCACCTATGGACAGTCGCAGGATCGCTGGTGGTGCTGTGCGCAGAGCGACCAGACGAGCTGGACGCCGGCTGTGTCGACGCTTGCTAACACGGGCCGCCTGGTGGCTGTGGAGGGCGCTATTCAAGCGGCGCTGACCCTCGGGGATTACGTGGTGGCCTACAAGCAGCGGGCGATCTTCGTCGGGATCTTCGTCGGCACTCCGGTGGTTTGGCAGTGGAACCTGATCCCCGGCGGCGAGGCTGGTGCTGTCGGCCTGGAGGCCGTCTGCGACATCGGCGGCGCGCACTTCATCGTCTCGAACGACAATTTTTGGTTGTTCGATGGCACGCGACCTGTTCCGATCGGGACCGGTGTGGTGCGCCAGTGGTTCCTGAACACATCAAATCCGACCTACCGCTACCGCACCAAGGCGATTTACGACAAGCAAAACAACCTTGTTCACGTCTCGTACCCGTCGTTGAGCTCTACGGGCACCTGCGACGCCACCTTGGTCTATCACGTCCTCAAAAAGCAATGGGGCCGGCATGACGTGACCGTAGAGGCCCCGCTGAACTACATTTCGCCGGGCGTGACGATCGACGGCCTGAACAGCTATGCCGCGACCATCGACACGCTGCCGAACATCCCCCTGGATTCGCAATATTGGATCTCGGGCGGTCAGGTTCCGTCCTACTTCGATGCTTCGCACCAACTCGTGACCCTCACGGGAACCACGGGCGCCTCCAGCTTCGTGACCGGTGACATGGGCGACGACGATGCGGTGACCATGATCGAGCGGGCCAGGGTTCGTTTCCTTCAAAAGCCGACGACGGCCAGCGCCACGGGCTACTACAAGATGAACGAGGGCGACAACCTCACGACCGGGCCGACGAACGCGATCAACGACGGCAAGTTTGATCTTCGGCAGTCCGGGCGCTTCCATCGGCTTCGGTTCGACTTCACGGGCGACCACAAAGAGGCCGCCTTTGACGCCAAGCCGGTGAAGGTGGGCATGCGATGAGGCTCGAAGAAAACCCGCAGCTCCCTCTGCAGCCTGATTCGCCCTATGCGGGCAATCTGAACTTCGTTCTGTCCCGCCTGCTTCGGAACATCGCGCAGAAGGTGAACGCCATCGGTGATGGGCGCTTGAATGGCTCGGATCTGGTGGCCGCCTCCATCCCAACCACGGGCACCTACGCGGCAGGCGACTTCATCCGCAACAGCGCGCCGGTTGAGGCTGGCACGGCTGGGAGCAAATTCGTAAACCTCGGGTGGGTCTGCACCGTTGGCGGGTCGCCTGGAACCCTTCTGCAGTGCCGCGTCCTCACGGGCAATTGATTCCACGTCCTAACGCCGAGAGGCGCCGGAGAAAACATGGCTAACGACTATCAGAACCCATTTGCCGGGCAAAGCAACCCGTATCAAGGCAATGCCAACCCGTTTCTCAGCGGGAGCAATCCATACCTGACGGCCAACATCGACAAGGCGCAGGGGGACGTAGTTCGTAACTACAACATGACCACGCAGCCGGCATTTAACTCGGCCATGGTCAAGTCGGGCAGCTTCGGAAACGAAGGCGTCCAGCAGATGAACGAGAACAGCCAGAAGAACCTGCAAAGCTCTCTCGGCGACATCTCGAACAGCATGCGCGGGGCCGACTACCAGAACCGGCAGAACCTGTACATGCAGCAGCAGGCGCAGGACTCGAACAACTATCTTGCCAATCGGGCGCAGGACATCGGCAATTACCAGTGGGATCAGGGCTTCAATCGCTCGCTGTTCAACGATGCCTACTCGCAGAACATGAACAACCTCACGACCGGGGTTGGACTGCTCGGGACGCTGGCCGGCTACAACGCCAACGACCTGACGAACGCGAACAACATCCAGAACACGCCGCTTAACTACTGGTCGAACTTCAGCAACCAGGCCAACGGCATGGGCCAGGGCTACGGCAGCACGACCGGCACCGTTGGCAGCACCAGCAGCCCGTGGACATCGGCTCTGGGCGGCGCGCAGTTGGGATCTGCGGCCATGGGCTGGTGGAACAACCAAGGCCGCAGCGGTGGAGGAGGTTATCCGGCCGATGCCAACGGCTACGCGCTGTCGAATTACGGCTCCGGTGGTTCTGCCGATGGTGTGACGCCGTACCTGTGATGATCGTCCCGTTCCAACTTGGCGACATGGACGGCAAGCGCCAGGCTGCGATCGCTCATGCGGTGGTCGAGGGCGAGAAGTCCGAAGGCGTCCGCAAGAGCCTGTACGACCTGCAGGCCGCGGTCGGGCGTGAGTTGGAGCCGGTGGAATGCCCGCTTCAGCACGTCTTTGCGCCTGGCGCATACGCACGAACCATGCGCATACCTGCGGGGACGGTGATCGTCGGGAAGATCCACAAGCACGCTCACCTGAACATCCTTTCGCAAGGGACCGTCTGCGTGATGACGGAAACCGAAGGCGACCGGCAGCTTACCGGGCCTCTCACGATGGTTTCGCCTCCGGGCACCAAGCGGGCTGTCTATGCGATCACTGATGCCGTGTGGACGACCATCCATCTGACGAACAGCACCGACCTCGAAAAGATCGAGGCCGAGGTTATCGCGCCGACCTTTGAAGACTACGAGCGTTTCGCTCTGGAGAACAAC